TCCGAGTGCCTTGAGGACAGCCAAGCCGCCCTTCATCTGGTCAATGTCTGCCTTCAGCTCGTCAATCTTGGCTGACTGCGCGTCAAGCCGGTCAATGATCGCGTCAACCTGACTGCGTGTCATTCGGATTCAAGCGCCGCGAGGCGCTCCTCCAAGTCGTTGATGCGAACGAGCAGCGCGGTCGTAAGTGCGTTCCAGTCAATCGCCAACGGCAGACCATCCTCGCCCAGTTCAACGGCGCAGCCAAGTCCAGCCTCGTCTACTTCTTCAGCGATGAGTCCGAGGAGGCGCTTGTCGTTATCTCCATCGTGAAGGCTGACGAAGTGTCGTGGTCGCAACTTCTTGGCTGCCTCTAGAACCGCTGCATCTGTATCTTCAATGTCAGTCTTCCAACGGCGTGACGAAGTTGAATACCTGATTTCACCAGTTGTAGTTCCTTGGTATCGTGCGTTCGCAGCCGATGCTGTTGAACGAGGAATGAGCGCATAGATTCTATCGGCAACGAGATCGCCGCCCACTTGTAGTTCTCCAGCAACAGAACGAGTAAGGGTCACATCAACTGCGCCGCTACCTGGACCCCAAGAGATCTTGCCGTTCTGTTCCAACTTGAAACGGTTGTTTGCATCGGTCGTGACATAGGTAGTCAACACATTTGATCCTGTGGTCGTACCTGTTGAAACGATGCCACCACCTGTGATGACGGTCTTGTCGTTAGCCGATACGGTATCGCTCAATGCGCCAGTCACATCCAGCGTGCCGCTGACGGTCTGATTGCCGCTGACTGCGAATGAACCTGTGCCGCCGAGGTTTGGCGAGAGCGTCAGCGTGCCGTTCGCTTGACGGAAGCGGCTCGGACCGTAGGTGCCTGGGGTCGTGTTCTCCGCGATATACACATCGGACTGACCAGAGGCAACGCGCACCTCGGCAAGGTCAAGAGTCTTGGTTCCTGCCGATACGGTTCCTGTCGTAGCGACGGTGATCGTGATGAGCATGAAGGCAGCATCAGATGGTGCCGAGGTGTTGACCGCCGAGGTGACGGCGGTGATGGTGGTCGGACCTGCACCGATGACCGTGAAGGTGTTGGCGGTGCTTGAGGTGTTGCCTGTGCCTGTCGTGGTCACTCCGTCTGACTTGTACCAGGTGAAGCCGATGGTGGAGTTGATGACGGTGGAGGCCGTAGCAGCGAGGAGCGTCATTTCAGGAACGAAGACAAACTCGCGGTTGCGTGATCCAGGCACCGAGATATAGCGCGTCAGTTTGGCGCTCTTGCCTGTGGTCGTTGCACCGGCAACCGACCAGCGCAGCACATTGCCGCTCGCATTGGTGCTATCGGCAACGATGGCGCAGGTAATCGCACCCGCACTATTGGTATCGGTGAAGCTCCAGTACGGCAGCGGGTTGAGGCTTGTGATCGTCGCGCTTGCGTCATCTGGCGTAATGGCGAAGTCACCGTTGGCAACTCCCGCCTGAATCTCACGGATCAGCGGCGCACCCATGAGCAGCGAGGTGGCACCGTCTGAGTTGGTGCTGAGGAGCGGTGCGCCATTGTCGGCATTGACTCCACCCTCAAATGCGCCGAAGCCTTCGCGGTTTGTGCCGTACTTACCCATTACTCACCCCCTGTGATGCCGAGGTTGCCGAGGCGTTGCCTACGGAAGTCTGCCTCAATGTCGTAGCGCACCTGGAATGTGTCACCAGTCTCAAAGCGCATGCTGACCGAAGCGATACGCATAATGGTAGCCGAGAGACCGACAGGTGCGGCCGTCATCTTCACATACTGATCTGGCAGCCACGCCTTGATGAGCGTGTAGGTTGCGAGTGCAGTCAGCGCGTAGCCTTGCGTGTAGCCGTATGACCAGTCAGGCGATGAGGTCTGCGCGAGGTTTGCACCTGCAACGGAGAAGGTGACCGTTCGCACAGGCTGACCGAGCGAGGTCATCGTTGCGCGCGCGAGCCGACCGATCTTCACGCCACGATCACCTGCACCCTTGATCTTTGGTGCGCTGTAGACCTCGTGTGGCAGCGCGCCGGTACGAGCTGCAAGCCCAGCACCGTTGCGCGAGTAGGTGCCGTCGTAGGTACGGAAGTAGGGGTCATTGGTTGGCGCGGTCGGCCATGTCTGGTTGTTGTCGTAGCGCGCATACGCGGTGTCTGCCTGGACGAAGATGCCCTTGACGATCCTGTCGTGGTCAAGCGTCACGGCAAGATCACGCGCCAGAATCTTTGTGGTGACTGAGGCTGAGCCGGTGGCTGTCGTTGAAGGATCAACAACGATCTCGGCAGGAGCGTTGGCGTAGGTCGGCGCTGCCGTCACAGGTCCATAGTTGAGGCGTCCGTCTCCGTTGATCCAGTAGCGATAACGCGCTCCGAATACGCCAGCAGCCTCCTCGGCCACCTGATCCAAGGCGCTTTGCAGCGTCGTTGCCTTGAAGGTTTGCTTGCCGATGGTCTGCGCGGTGCCGCTGAATACGGCTCGCGTCACGCCGCTGATGACCGTCGTGAGCAGGAGCTGCTGCGTCGTAGCGTCGGTGACCAAAGCGTTCACCTTCTTGAGCAAGCCGTTGATGATGTCCTGGTCGGTGCTTGTATCGTCACCGATGGAGAATGCGTCAACCATTGAGGTTGCGAGGATGTTGCCGGTGCCGCGTCGCACGATGGTCTTGCCAAGCCAACCCTCTGCCGATGCGACGGTCACCGTGGCGCGTGTTCCGAGACCGTTAGCGAGCATGACTGCGCTGATGTTGGTCACATAGCCGAGGAAGAGTGGCGTGCCTGCGCTGTAGCGTGAGTCAAAGAACTGCACACGCGCATTGTCATTGACACCGCCAGAGCGCCACCAAGGCAGTCCGCTTGGGGTCTTGAGTTGGATCACATCAAACGACATGGTGCTGCCGTTGCCGTCACCTGAGAGCGTCAGGTTGAATGAGCCAAGGTCAACATATGGCGTAGTGGTCGCGCTGACGGCAGGCCGCGCAAGGATGTCGGCGTTGCTGTTGACTCCAGCAACGATCAGGCTGAATGGGTTCGCCATTTACGGATTCCGCGATTGGTTTCGTAGCCGGTCAATGCTGCTGCTTACCATCTCATCTTGCTTCTGCGTGCCGATGTTGAACTGAACGCTCGTGTTGATCATCCCGCCGTTGACTCCTGGCACCATGCCTGGCACGGATACGCCGCTGCCAAAGCCGATGCGTGCGCCAGCAGCATTACCGATTGCATCTCCGAGTTGCCCAAGAAGTTCCAGCACTCGTTCAATGATCTTGATGAGGATGACAAGGATGTCAACAAAGACCTTCACACCTGCTGCTGCGATGACAAAGCCAGCACCAATCAACTTCGCCACAACAACGAGCGGTGATCCCTCTCCTTCGCCAAGCCTATCCATTAGTTTCTTTACCGCGTCAATCAACGGCTGGAACATCTTTGCTGCGCCATCTAGCGCAGCGCTGAAGATGTCAATGGCTGCGCTGATGAATGGCAAGACTCGCTTGCTGAAGAATGTGAGCAGTTCGTTGATCACCGGCAGGAACTTGTAGCCAAGTTTCTCAAACGCCTCATTGAGTTTGATCTGCGCCGTGGCGAACCGCCCAGCCGTGGTCTTGCTGTATGCCTCTGCCGCACCACGAGTCTTGCCGGTGATGGCGTTCAGTACCTCCTGCCCCTTGATGCCTTTCTTCGTGATACCGAGTGAGGCAAGAAGGCGTGATCCTGTTCCCTTGTACGCCTTGCCAACATTGAGTGTCGCTGTGGCAAGGTCTTGCCCAGTCGTGCGCGATACCTGCTGTGCGATCTGCGCGATCTTCTGCGCCTTGGCAAAGTCTTTTGTGAAGCGTGTAGCGTTTTCAAGACTGGCGCGAACCTCATCATCGGTGAAGCCAAGGTTCTGACCGGCTGCGATGGATTTGTTGATCTCTTCAGTCAGGTTCTTCTGCGCGAATCCGCGAGCCTTGAGAGCAGAGAGCAGGCGTGTGGACGAGGCCTCGTCTTCAATGGCAGCGTTGACCGAGGCAATGCCCATGGCAACGAGTGCAGCGGCGGCTGCTACGGCCGCAACCTTGATTGCAGCGAATGCCTTCTCGCCAGCACTCTTCATGCCGCCGAAGCTGCGCCCGACATTCTTCATGACCTTGGACGCTGCGTCTTTGGCAATGATTGCGAATACTGCCTGACCTGATGCTGAGACCATCTAGCGACCCCTTCTCTTGAACTTCAAGATGCGACCTCTGAAGACATCATCGTTGAGGAACTTCTCAATCGTGGCGTAGTAGGCATCCAATGCCCGCTGTTGGATTCCAGGCTGACGAGCAGTCTCGGTGACGAATGGCTTGCCTGCAACCCTGCCGCCTGATGCTGACACCGGCGAGACCTTGCCCGCACCAATGTCTGCCCAACTGATCCCCATGATATTACGCCCGCTCTTCGGTCCTCGGACCTTGTGTCCACTTGTGACCATCCAGCGGTACCATGCGCCATCGGTATCACCTCGGCTCTTGCCTGGACGCGGACCGACTGTTGCTGATGGTTGCTGATAGCGGCCGCCCTTTGCGCTGACAGATCGGGAGAGCCGTCCTGTTCGGTTTGGTGCAGCAGCTTGCATTGGCTTGACCATCGTGCGTGCAGCGTTCATTGAGGCAAAGGTCATCAGGCGTTTATAGGCGCGAGGGTTGCCGCCCTGGAGGAAGCCTAGTTGCAGATTGTCGTATGACTTCTCAAACTTGACCTGCAACTGTATCTGCGATTGCGCGTTTGGCTTTCCCACTATTTATCCTTTGGCTGCATCTCTGCAAACAGTTGCCATGCTTTGGCTACTTGTTCAACCGGTAGGCTCGCAACTTCTTCTGGCCACATTCCGAACTCTTTGCCTAGAAGATGAAAGATGATCTCAGCGGGTGGAGCGATTGACTGACCAATCGCCAGCCGCCTGGCTGCGAGCCTTACTTGGGGTCCAGGGTGTTCGCCTCTGACCACTTGGTCAAGACTGCGGTGAGTGCTTCAATCGGAGCATCAAGGATGTCGGTTGCGGTCTCACCATCTAGACCCTTGAAGTTGTGGCTCACAACCATCTTGCTGAACGCTGTCAATGCACGAGTCGCATCACCAGAGTTCAACTCAATCAAGATGTTTGCCGATACGCCAGCGCGAAGTTCTGCCTTCCACCCTGCGTACTCGCCATCAAGTTGAATGACCTTTGTTGCCATGTTCATCCTCCTGCGGCATCTAGCCGCCTGCTACTACGGCGCTGTTGACAGCGGCGAGTCCACGATTACTCGGAGCGACTTGCCCGAAGTCGTGTCATACGCCAGTCGGAGCGTGACCTCGTTCACAACGAGACCATCGTTCTCGGCGCTCAACGGCACGACATTCTCAACAACCCACGAGCCAAGAATCCACACTCCGTAGGAGTTGGAGTCTACGCCGGTGAGTCGCAGGTACTTCTGCGTGCCGATTGCGGTGATCGGGAAGGTGCTTGTTGCGCTGGAGTTGCTCGCCACCGTGATCGTCATGGTCGCGTCAATGCTTCCAAGGAAGCCTGCCGTTGCGGCCGTCAGGCTCGCATCGAGCGCGTTGACCATTGACATCCCCGTTGAGATGCTCAGGTTGAACGCAAGCACATCGTCATAGTCGGTCGCGGTTGGCGATACGGCTGCCTTGCTCGGGAATGTTGCCGCCGTGCTGAGCTTGAGCAAGCGCCCTGGCAGCACCGGCTGCGTAGGAAGCGCGGTCGCGTAGGCGAGAACCGAGGAGGCAATCGTTGATGCTGCGAAGGTCGCACCAGCCATCAGTACGCCAGAAGCATCTGCGCTCATCGTGATCTCGGTAGGGATCGCATCCGTCACGAGGTACTTCTGCACGCCGTCTCCGACGAGGAGCGAGTAGAAGATTGGGGTATCAACATCGGTCTGGGTTGGTGACCAATCCCAAGTGTATGGTCCTGCGCCAGTCGTTGAAGCGCCAATGGCATCAAAGATGATTGGCAGGGTTCGCATCGAAGCTGCGGACTCGCTGAAGGTCACGGTTGGATTCTTGCCGGTGATTACGACGCGGCCAGCCTGGATTGCTGTACGCACGCCTACCGAGGTGGTCTCGCCAAGGTCAACGGTGATGCCCAAGTCCATGATGCCAAGAGCATCGGTGAACATGTTCTCACCAACTGAAGCGGTCATCGAGGCAGCGGTACCGAAGCCGCTCTGCGAGGCTGCGACTACTCGCGTGAGAGCCTTTGATCCGAGTGTTGCCATGTCCTATCTCCTTGCTCTACGCGGTGTAGGCAACGGCTTCATAAACCGCTACCTCAGCCGTTGCTGTCACCGTCAGATAATCCTGATCGGCGTAGGTATCCTGTCCGAGTGTAGTGCCAGATACTGTGACCTGTGCCGCGTTTCCACTAATGGTCACCGCACCATTGAACGAGTCTCGTAGCCACGAGCGCCAGGTGTAGAGGTCGCGGTACTTCTCATCCATGCGCGGTACTGGGAGCAGGTAAAGCACGACGCTCACATTGAGCGTGACGATACGATTGCCTGAGCCGATGCTCACGCTGTCCTCGCCTGGCATCAGCACGATGGCGGGAACGACTGGAAGCGCCTCTGGTGGTGTTGCATATACATTCCTGAGCGTGTAGCCGGTTGGTGGAGTCAGCGCCGCGAGGCGCGTCTTCATCGCGTCAAGAATCGTGAGATCGGTCATGAAGCAAGGCCAGCCCTGCGTCGGTATGGCTCAAGGATGAGTGCAGCTTCAGGATGCAGAGCGCGTGTCATGCGGAGGATGCCGCCAAGGTCTTGGCTACCGACTACCGCGAATGGTGCCGTGCGGCTTGACCAGACTGCATTCGCCTGGATGATTGCAGCTTGCGTGACGGCAGCCGGTACGGCTGGGAAGCCGAACACACCGACCACCTTCAGCCCGAGGTAGACATTTTTAGGGAATGACTTTGGCACGGTGACCGATGTCTGGATGCGGTCATACGGCCAGCCGTCTAGCGCGTAGTTGATCGGTGCCAACTTGTAGTCGGTGGCAGAAGACCAGGTGGTCTCATAAACGCCGTCTGCATTGTCATCCGATGTGAGCGTCGTGACGCTGACAAGATCATCCACGATGACATAGTTGTAGGCTTCAGGCGTGTAGTAGCGCGTCTCAGACGCGGTGCCGAAGCCAGTCTTTCGGTCGCAATGAAGGTCAATGAGGGTATCGGTCGCATCAAGGACATTCTGAAGCGCGGTGTCATCGGTTGAGTCCGTGATGCCGACCGCTGCCTTGAACTGTGCGAGTGTTGCGTATGACATTTACCGACCCCCGCTCTTGAACATCATTAGTGGTTGCGTTGACGAAGCAACGATCCCGTAGAGTTTATCAGTTTCGGCAAGCCAGATTGTGTTGAGGGAGCCTTTCGGCAGTTCCATACCATCCGACGATGTGATTGTTGCATCACCGATATAGACCGTGTTGCCTCCCGCTGGAGCGTGCAGGGTGACCCACGATGCGCCGACGGTGCCAGTCGTGATGAGCGTTGGACTGGTTCCAATGGTCACGCGGCCATGCACAAGGCTCATTATTCAGAATCCTCTGATTGGCTGATTTTCGCCACGCTGGCGGTCTCTTGTTCAATGGTAGCAATCCTACCCTGCTTTGCCACCTTGGCGCGCTCAACGACCTTCGTCGGTGCCAATGCGTCCACATCAGCGACGGCTTCAGCCAAGCCGAATCCGATCAACGCCGTTGCCTCATCCTCAGGCATGTCAACGATTGCACCGGATGGATATTCACCGCGTCGCTTGCAGAGACGAATGATCATCTTTCTCCTTGCGTGATTGTGGGAGCCGCCGAAGCGACTCCCACAATCACAAACTAACCGTCGCTAGACGATTAGGCGTTCTTCAAGAACTTGACTGCCGAGGACTGAGCAAGCCCAGTCGCTCCGCGCAGCTGAACCTTGTACGAGACAAGGCCGAGG